CGTCCTAGAAATTGAAAGTATGTTTGTTCAGTCAAGGTGGAGGAACGACAGTCCTTTAAGAGAGTAGGGTCATATATTATTCGATCTTTGATTCCCAGGAAACGGCAAAAAAAACTCGGCATATTTTTTGGTCTGTAGGGTTTTTAGTAAATTGTAGTTGTAGTAGAACTTGGTCCGTTATCGTATGACTTTATTGTACCTGTAACGTCTGTAACACTAACACTACCAGCAACATATCCAGTAATATCTAAGAACCTCGCTGCTACGCTCATCGGGGTTTTTTTATTGTTAAATTCGTCTAATTCTTGATGAGGTTCATATGCTACTAAATCTTCAAATTCGTTTGTTATAAGATCAACCATAGTAGGTCCAGGTATTCTTATCATTCGTTTTATCTCATTTAAGTTATATTCATATTCATAGTTACTTACAGGGTAGACAGAATCTATTTCTGACTTTGTTGTTCCATCTGGCAATACTGTTCTAAATGTACTATTAACCTCAATACCCTTTTTCATGAAAACTACGTTATTATAGAGAACTTCTTGAGTTTCGTGATGATGGAGATCATCAGGATCATCGTATTTTTCAGCACATATGGTTTGAAGTGTAGGTATGGTTACAGGCCATTCCTTGTACATATCGGTTACATTGTTTGCTAACAAAAGAACCCAATCCATGTATGGATCGTCAAAAAACTTTCCTGCTAGTGATGAAGGAGTTTCGCCATCTGCTATAATATAAGTTTCAAAACTATTAACGAATTTTTCAAGATCTGGTCTTACTTTAACCCTTCTGAAGATATTTTTGACTAGACGATATTTGAAGGATTCATCTTCATTAATTCCTTCTCCTACGTATACGTTTGGTAAATAATCGAAAAATTTCATTAGAATCCGTTTTGCATGTCTGCTTGAGAGATAAGTCTTGTTTCGACGAATTGAAGACCTACTTGTAATGCTGGAACTTGTATCATAGTTCCATCAAATCGTTTAAATGCTGTATATTGGTTGTCAGGTGTATAATTGATTGACAAACCAGTACAGAATGATGGATGCATCCTAAAGTGCATTGTTGCACTATTACCAGTACTACCGTTTGCAGGATTGTACCATGTAGCATCACTTTCAGTTGCTCTTACAAACTTCATTTCAAAATGATCTGGAATTTGGAAGAATCTCTTATTATATCCCCATGAATTTGAATCTTTGAACAAGTCAGCGGCTTTTGCTACTGCTGCTTGCTCGTCAACTTTATCTTTCATACTACCCAACGTTGAATCTTCATCTTTTACAAAACTTTTGGTTAGGGTAGTTAATATATCAAAGTCACCGCCTGTTTCTGCAGCACTACCAACTTTAGGTGCCATACCAACTTTAATGAATTTTATAATATTGTAAATTTCTCTTGCTTCGTCTGGATTACGAGAAACCATTTTAAAGTTAAATGAATGGGTTCTAAATCCCATTGTCTGGAATATTTGTTCACTAAATGGGTTAAATACTCTTCCTTTACTTAATGCTTGTATAGTATTGGCATCCATTTGACCTCTTAGTCCCATAAAACCGCCAAGAGAATTTAATACACCAGCAACACCAGCATTAGTAAATTCTGGTAGTGCAGCAGCTGCAGCACCTTGAATAGTTTTTGCTAATTCTTCCGTAGTTCCAGAAGTAATTGATTCTAATGCAGTAATACCAACAAGACCAGCATCAACTTTACTATAACCTGCTTGATATGCTGTAGATAGTTGAGGTGGCATAGAAATATATGCTATGTCAGGTTTATACTCCTTTTCAAGTCCTTGTGCAGGAACATTCATTCCATAGTATTGTCCATCCGTCTTTGAATACTTCATCCTTGCTCTTTTAAAGCATACATAATCTACTGCTTCAGTTGGAGCATCGGTTACATTGTCACCATCAGCATCTGAAACGGGCACCTTATATGGATATCTGAAAATACTCAACTTTTCTACCTAAATACTATGTGACCTCTATTTATTTATGCGTTATCAAGGTAAGTATCGTGTAAGATTTCCTCGGAAATACAAAGGCAACCCTCATAATGTAATATACCGTTCATCATGGGAATATAAATTCATGAAATGGTGTGAAAGTACCCCTTCAGTCCTTGAATGGGGCAGTGAAGAGATTGCCATTCCTTACATTAGTCCTGTTGATGGTAAAAGTCATCGTTATTTCCCTGATTTTTATGTGAAAATCGGTAAAAAGAAATACATAGTTGAAGTTAAACCATTTAAACAAACACAGGAACCAAAGACCCAAAAAAGACATACCAAGAGATATATTAATGAAGTCATGACTTGGGGTGTTAATACTGCAAAATGGAAAGCAGCAACAAAATTTTGTGATACCCATAGATGGGAATTTATGTTAATTACCGAAAAAGAACTTAAAATTTAAAGTTATGATAGGAGCAATTGTTTCAGCAATAGGAAAATTTATTGGTACTGCCTTACTGGACGCAGGAGCTGTTTCTGGTGGTGATAATGGTATACCAGATAAAGATACTGCTGCATATCCATCTTTGCAAAATTTTATTTCTTTTGCAAAGGAAGAGGAGAATCATCCTAGTTATTCCAACTTATTTTCGGTGCAGTTAGCATCACCTAAAATAATGAGGACTTACTTTAATAGTACTATATTCAATACTGAAACTGGTGATCTTAGAAATTTATTGAATTATTATGCTAATAACCTAAGTCTTCCTACAAAACAAATAACAACAGGACAAGTACTTAATGTAGGTTCTGCGTATAAGTATGCTACTGGTTCTGCTTTTAGTCAGGTAAATGTAAACTTTATGATGCCACGATCTCAATTAACAAGAACATTCTTTGAGAAATGGGCAACTATAATGGCAAATGATGCTAATCAATATACAGAATTTTATGATGATTATGTTTCTCCTAGAATGAGAATTTATAAATGGGAAAGAGGTGGTGGAGAACTTGCTGCATATAATGATACTACTTTAGCTGCTATTAGAGCAAATCCAGGTGTTGACTGGGCTCTCGCAAGACAATATAAAGTTACTGCTTGTTGGGAACTAAGAAATATATTCCCATATAATATTGGAACGATACAACTAAATAACAACGCAGCAAACGTTACTAATTTAACCGTAGCATTTTATTATGAAAGATATAGATTTTATCCAGAGAATACTTTCGATGATAATGGTATAACTAATACTATTACTATACCACCTGATAACTATTGGGATGGTGATACTTCACAATCAATATCAAATAATATTGTTAACATGGTTGTTAGGAACTAGACCTAAATAATTATACTGAATTGAATTTTTATGGCATTACCTAAATTAAGTGCACCTAAGTACAAATTGAAACTACCTTCTGATGGTAGAACTGTAAACTACAGACCATTTCTTGTTAAAGAAGAAAAATTACTTCTTCTAGCAACTGAAACAGGTGAACAAGCAGATCTTATAACTGCTATCAAAGATATTATTGCAGCATGTACTGATATCAAAGATATTGAAAAATTATCTACATTTGATATTGAATTTGTTTTCCTTCAAATTCGTACCAAATCTGTTGGTGAATCTGTAGATCTAAATGTAACTTGTCCTGATGATGGTGAAACTCAAGTAGAAGTTTCTATTCCTTTGGCTGATATTAAAGTCGTTAAGACTAAAGGTCATAAAAAGGATATTAAATTAACTGACGAAGTTATGCTTACTATGGGGTATCCTAGTTTAGATACTTTTGTGAAAATGAATTTTACTGATGAAGAGGCTAATGTAGAACAGATTTTTGAAATGGCAGCTAGTTGTGTTCAAACAATTACTGATGTTGAAGAAGTACATGATTGCACTTCTATGGATAAATCCGAAGTAATGGAATTCTTTAACCAGTTAAGTAGTAAGCAATTTGCAGAGATTCAAAATTTCTTTGAAACTATGCCTAAACTGACTCATACTGTTAAGGTTACTAATCCTAAAACAAAGGTTGATAATGAAGTAGTCTTAGAAGGATTAGCAAGTTTTTTCGCATAGCTCTTCTTCACACTACCCTTAGATCTTATTATGAAGGTAACTTCGCATTAATGCATCATCACAAGTGGAATCTTGAATATATTGATAATTTAATGCCCTTTGAGAAAGAAATTTATTTAAATTTACTAATGGCATTCTTAAAGGAAGAAGAGCGAAGATCAAAAGAGCAGCAAGCAGCTAATGGCTAAGATCACTCCATATAAATTAGCAAGAGTAGGTGCCATACAAGGTAAGGTTGCACCTTCGGTTGCTACTGCTCGTTTGACTACCATTTCTGTCAATAGATTAGGTAGTGCAATCACAGGTATGGGTGGTGTAGTTGATGATATAAGAAGGATAGAAATATTAAAGATTAAAGATGCTAAACTTGCAGCACAATTAGAGCGTAAGAGATTACAGAGAGAGCGAGACCAAGCTGCAGAAGAGAGGACTGAACAAAATGCCCTTATGAAGAAGGGTGGAATTAAATCAAATTTAAAACCGACTGGTAAACAGAAAAGTTGGTTAGATAATCTTTTACCTAAATGGCTTCAGTTTCTTAAACCAGTTTTTGAGTTTATTGCATCAATAATTGCAATTCCTGTAATTCGGGAAATGCTTAAATGGTGGGGTGATCCTGCAAACGTAGAAAAGATTGAAACCTTCTTTATGAAGGCAAATGTAATATTTACAAAGTTAAAAGAGTTTGGTAATTGGTTAATTAACGATAAACTCTTTGGTGGATGGAGTAAACTTACTGATTCAGAAAGTACTTTTAAAGAAAGGATTCAAGGACTTGGAGATCTTTTACAAGGGATTGGTGTAGCTGCAATTTTATTAAATCCCTTTTCAACATTTGGATTTGCCCTTACGGGCATGGGATGGTTAATTAAAAATATATCTGGTTGGTTAGCAGATCCTTTTGCTTTTTTACGACTTGATAAACCAAGTGGAAATAGTGGTGGAAATAAGAATTTAGACAAGGGTAAAAGTAAAAAGATAAGTGATAAGCAAAAATTAAAGAATAGGTATCAAAAATATAAAGCTAATAAAGGGGGACTTAATTGGAGGAATAAAGTTAAGTTAAAGACCATCAAACTTCCTGATGGTAGTAAGATTTCGTTTGATCCCAAGAAAACTAGGGCAAATTATACTTTAAAAGATGGTACTAAGATAACAGTTAAGGGTAAAACTCCTTTTATTGATGGAATAACGAAGAATAAAACTCTTTGGCAAAGTGTTAAGACTTGGGGTTCTAAAACAGGTACTTTCCTTAAGCAGAATCCTTTAAAATCTCTTAAGCAAACTACCCAGTTTGCATTAAAGCATAAAAAAGGGATTGCTTCAGGTGTTAAAGGTTTTGGAGTTGGTTATGCTATTGATTGGGCTGTTGATAATACTCTTATAAAAGGTATTGATTTAGGTTTTCATCAACTTCGTAAGAAAAATCTTGATAATGATATAGACAAGCATGGTATTGATAATGTAATTGGAGCATTAAATAAGGCGATAGATAAAGAATCCAAGTTGCCAAAGGCACCTTGGTGGAATATGGGATTCAAACAATCAGGGGTGCATTACGATGAAAAGAGAGTTGAAGAGTTTAGTAGGAGACTTGAGTATGCTAATGAACAGAAAAAGAAGATAGATGGTAATATACCATCGGTAGTTAAGGGTGTTATTAAGAAAGAGGAGGATAATACTCCAAAGAAAGGTAATTGGCTTACTAATCTTTTTAGTAGTGGTAAATCTGAATCAAAACAACCTGAAGTAAAAGTAGAACAAAAAGTAGAGAAAAAGAAAAAGAGCAGTTGGTGGAGTAATTTATTTGGTAGTAATAAGAAAAGTACAAAGAAAGAAAATTTTGTTACACCTAAACAAACATTTACAAAGAAAGAAACTACTAAAAAGAAACCTTGGTGGAAATTATGGATGTCTGGTGGACAACATAAAAAACTTCCAGAATTTTTCATAGGTAAGGTTTTTAGAAAGATTACTAAAACAGTTAGTAATGTTGTTAGTGGTGTAGGTAAGGCAGTTAGTGGTATTGTTAATACTGTTGGTGATGTAGTTAGTAATCCAATAGTAAGTACTGCCCTATCATTTGTTCCAGGTGTTGGACCTATTATAGGTGCAATAAATGCTGCTCAGTCTTTAGCACAGGGAGATGTACTTGGTGCATTAATGCAGGGTTATGGTGCTTTAGGTAATTTCTCTGCTATTGGTTCTACTGCTAAGTCTATAGTAAACACTCCTGACTGGATGCTGAACCTGCGTATGAGTGGGTTTGGTCAAGGACTTGCTAATATGCATAGTGGTATAAGTGGTGCTATTAGTGGTATTACATCTGGTTGGAATAACTTTATGGGTTCTGATATTGGTAAACTTGGTAAAAATGTGTTTACAGGT